CGGCGTGATCAACAATGTCTTCGACGTCTACCCCTGGCTGCAGGCATACTTAGGCGCTTACACAATCGGTGGCGCCGGCGGCTTCCAACTCCGCGCCTTCCGAGGCTGACATGGGCCTAATCGACACCACCTTCGCCGCCATCCCGGCCCCCCTCCTCAACGACTGGGGCCAAACGATCACCTACATCAAAACCACAACCCCCCGCACCTACGACCCAACCACTGGAGCAGTTACTGGCTCCGACACCAACGTCAGCATGAAAGCGCTGATTGTCCGCCTCACACCACGCGAATCCGAAGGCCTCTACCAAACCACCGACCTCAAAGTCATCTTTGGCACCGCCGAGCTTGGCACCTACTACCCAACCGAAGCCGACCGCATCCAATACACCCAAGACGGCGTAACCCGCGAGGCCAAAATCATCAACATCACCACCTACCGCGGCGACAACCCCGTCCTCCACACCGTCATAGCGAGGCCCCAGTAATGGCCGCCCTATCCCAACTGGAACGCGACCTCCGCACAAAGCTGAATAAATCAGTGCGGACAGTCGCTCGCAACATCATGAACGACCTCGCCGAGGCAGGTCCCGTCTGGGGAGGCGAGTTCCGCGATAGTTGGGAAGCCTACGCCCCCGGCGTTGGAGCAGCCATCCCAGGCCAGTATCCCTACACCCTCTCCGACATCCCCGAACTCCCCGTCACCAAACGGGAGATGCAGCGCGTAACAAAACTTGTAATCGGAAACCGCGCCCCCTACGCCATGGTGGCCATGGACTTGGTCGCCCCTAGCGACGGATTCCGCTATCCCGGCTACGAGCCAGAAGGTGACGTCGTCTTCCGCGGTACTCGTCCCGACGGCGGCCGCCGCGGTGACATCGGCCCCAAAGTCCGAGGCGGCTCCGATAACCGCTCCACTGCACCCCTCGACTGGTACACAACCTACGCACAAGGCGGCAAAATGCAAAAAGCCCTCGAACGCGGCATCAAAGCTGAGTTTCAAGCATGAACTACCAAGCCATCCGCGCCGCTGTCGAAAACCCTCTACTGACCGCGTTCAATGCACTGGTACCACCAGTGCCCGTCCATTTCGACAACATCACGGCAGTCCCACCCAACACAACCACCGAGTACATCCGCGTCAACATTACCTTCGGCATCACGAACGAACCGACTCTGACCAACAGCGTCGACCACGCCCGCGGTGCCCTCATCATCCGCATCTTTACCGAAAAAGGCCGCGGCCCTTCCCGCAACCAAACCTTGCTGACCACAGCCGTCAACACCCTCGAAACAATCAACGCCACTGCAAAATCTTCTACTGGAACATTCTTCCGCCTTGGCGAAATCACTGGCCCAATCTTCTCAACAACCGAAGATGCCCCTCACTTCATGGGCCGCATCGACACCAACTGGGTAGCAACAGTCCTCCCTTAAAGACTCTTGCTATTGTTGTAAAAGCCGGGCAGTGCCCGCCCCACTGCATAAACTCCCTGGTACGCCCCTATGGCCACCACTGTCCTGTCCGGCACGTCCGGCGCCCTCTACTACAAGCCCGCTGGCACCACCGGCTCTTTCGGTGAAGCCGGTGTCAACACCAGCACCGACGTCATCACCGTTCAGCCGTATCTGAACTTCAAAGCTGGCGATCCGGTCAAATTCCGCGTAATCAACAGCCAAACCGGCGGATCTGGCACTGGCACCTTGCCTTCGCCGATTGATGCGGCCACTACCTACTTCGTGTTGACCTACACGGCATCCACTGGTGCGCTGACCGTTTCAGGCACGCTAGGCGGCACTATCCTTGCCATCACCGATGACGGCACTGCTGTAGCACCCAATGAGTTTGAGGTGTATTACGCCGACTTCGCCGTCGTCGGCCAAGTCCGCGACTGGAGCTTCGAGATCAGCCGCGCCGAGATCGACGTCACCACCATCGGTCAAACCCCTGGCCAGTACGTGCCCTTCCGCACCTACATCAGCGGCTTCGGCGATGGCACTGGCACCGCCACGGTCTACATGACCAACGAGGACGCCGCCCTCTCCAACCGGATGATCGAAGACGTCCTCCAGCGCCAGCAAGATGGCGCCGCTTTCAAGCTCTACACCGACCGCGTCTTCAGCGGCGGCACTCTGAGCGATACCCTCAGCCGCTCGATCTCCTTCGATGCCGTGCTGACCTCCGCCAGTCTGAACATCAACCCCGACGACGCCCAGTCCGTCACCGTCAACTTCCGCCCCGCTGGCACCCCCACTTTCGACTTCAGCAAGAGCTGAATCACCCAACAAGTACGAGGCCCCACTTCGGTGGGGCTTTTTTATTGTCTACTCCGCTACACTAGAAGCATCAACACCCTCGTTGTATGCCAGTTCCAGTCCGCGCCATTGACCGCCTCCGCAAGGCCGCCAACCTGGAGCCCGTCAAAAAAACCGTCGATCTCTCGGACGGCACCACCTTCGAGCTGTGGGTCACTCCCCTGACCATGGCCGAGCGCGAACGCGCCCAAAAGCAGGCCAAGTCCGACGACGCCAACGCCTTCGCCCTCCAGCTGCTTATCACCAAAGCCCTGGACGAATCCGGCACCAAACTCTTCAGCGCAGGCGAGATCGATGTCCTCAAGAACGAAGTCAAGGATAAGGACCTCCAAGCCCTGATGCTGGCCATCATCACCGACGACGCCGAGCCCATCGACCCAAAGAGCTGAGCGCCGAACTCCGCAAGGACAACTGGCTCATGCTCCAGTTCGGAGTCGCCAAAGAGCTAGGCAAATCCCTGCGCGAGGTCCGCGCCTCAATGACCGCCGAAGAACTGATCGGCTGGAGCGCTTACTTCCAGATCCTCAACGAGGACCAACAAAAAGAGCTAGACAAAGCCAAACGCCGCCGCTAACCCCGGCGGCTTTTTTCTCGCGTACACTGGTAAAACAGGACTCAGGCGCCGGTGGCCAACTACAACGCCAACATCAACATCACTGTTGCTGGTGCGTCGCGCCTGAACGCAGTAACAGCTTCCGTCGAACGTTTAAATAACTTAAGTCAAAATCTAAAACCGCTAAATTTACTTGCACCTGGCGGCGGAAAGCTGGGCGACTCAATTCGCCTAGCGATAAAACCAATAAACGATTTTGCTCGCAGCATACAGAATGGTAATAAACAAATCTCCAATACTTTTGCTGGTGCAGTCCAACAAGCAAACGTATTCCGCACCGTCCTAGAGAACGTAAAAGTAGCTGCAGGCGGTTACGAAAAACAGTCAGCGTCGGTAAAACTGTACGCCAATGCTCTTGCTGAAGCCGAGAAACAGGCTACTCGACTTTCTGCGGCTCAAAATGACCTTGCGCGAACCGCAAAAGGTTTACAGCCGCAAGCAGAACGTGACTTTGAGTATTATCGCCGTATAAATACTATCCAAAGCGGGCGTTTACGCCAACAACGCGAGCTTGCTGCTGCAGAATTTATGCAGCAAAAAAGAGCAGAAGATTTCGAGCGACGTTTGAGTGTAATCCGCGAACGCAACGCAGCACGCGCAAAACAACAGACACAAACTCGTGAGGCAACAAGTAATGCGATTATTGGTGGTGCATTTCCACTACTGTTCGGTCAAGGCCTTGGCGCATCTGTAGGCGGCGGTATCGGTGGTTTTGCCGGTGGTATGGCTGGCGGTCAATTCGGTTTTGGATTGTCCCTCGTTGGTACAGCAGTAGGCGCTTCACTGGATCAAACAATTCAATCCGCTAGAGATTTTGCTAAATCTTTACGGGAAGGTGGAGATGCTGCCTCTTACTTAGAGCAGCGTATCGGTTACTTAAATCCGGTCATAAAAACGCAACTACAGAATTTACAAGCATCAGGACAGACAGCAAAAGCTGCCGAACTGGCTTTTTCTGAACTAGCCAAAACTATGGGAACAGAGGGCGCCAGCGCTTTCTTAGAAATAGGTAAACAGTCCGAACAGGCAAACAGATCACTAAGTTTGCTTATTGATAGATTTATAGGTGCTGGTTATGCATCCAATAAATTTTTCCAAGAAGCAAAATTTGGCCCCGGTGGATCCGTTATGGATCTACTGCCGCAACAATTTAGACCTGCACCTAATGCAGCAACACCGGCCGAGACAGCAGCCGCTACGCAGCGTACAGCCGAACTTACACGCTCAAATGAACTTCTGCGTGTGCAACTTGCCCTTACAACAGTTAGCGCAAAAACCGATTTAGATAGATACGTAACGCTACAAAGACAGACAGCACAGAAAGAATATGAAAATGAGCTAACAAAAATTAGTATTCAGCTTAAAAATAAAGAAATCAATCTAGCCCAAAATGAACAACTTATTCGCGGAGCTAACCTAAAATTATCTATACAGTTAGGTGAAATTGAACGTTCCAGAGTAGAAGAAATACGCAGAAGAACTGAAGAAGCTCAGCGAGCCCGGAAACAAGCCGATGACAAACGCATCCAAGAAGAAATAAAGGCGCTGACACTCGAAAGTCAGATCTTAAATTTGTTTGATCAACAAACAAAAGCCTATCTAGAACAACAAACACTAGCTAAAGGCGAGGAAGCTGCTCTAGAAGTTCAACTTAGTAAGCAAGATGAACTAAATGAAACTAGATTAAAAGCACTAAATGCAGATAAAAAAGCAGCGTTATTGGCAGCGGATACAAAAGCGGAAATTTTTCTAATAAACATTCTGTATAAATCACGGCTTGATCTACTGCAAAGACAAAACGATATAGAAGAACAACAGGCACAGCGACGTAAAAATCAACTTTATTTTGAACGTTTTGGACTTACAGAAAGTATTAGTAATGCGGCCAAACAGGCACGGGAATCCGCGTTCGGTAATGCACCCGGTGCAGCCGGAGGCGCTGGAGCTTTCCGCACAGACATCAACTTGATGCCCGGCTTGACCAACGGTGTCATCGGTGAACAGTTTGCACTACTTAAAACCGAACTAGAAGAACTCGTAAAAGTTGAGAATCAAGTAATTCAAGCCGCCAAGAGCATTGGTGACGCTTTCGGCACCTCGCTGAAAGGCGTCATCACTGGCACGATGACCGCCCAAGAAGCCTTAGCCAACTTCTTCCAGTCGATAGCCGACCACTTTGCCGATATGGCAGCCCAGATGATCTCCAAGTGGATCCAGATGCAAATCCTCGGCCTGGCACAAAGTCTGCTGCCCGGCGGAAGCACCATCTTCCCTAGAGGCGTCGATAACTTCAGCAGTTTCTTCGGTGCTGGCGGCCCTTCCTTCTCAGTAGGGGCTTTCGGTGGTGCCCGCGCAGCCGGCGGCCCCGTCGCTTCTGGTTCGACCTACATGGTCGGCGAACGCGGCCCCGAACTCTTCGTGCCTCGCAGCAGCGGCACCATCGTCCCGAACCACGCTCTCAGTGGGACAACAAACGTCGTCGTAAATGTCGACGCAAGCGGCAGTACAGTACAAGGCGACAGCCCCAACGCCAACCAGCTGGGACGCGTCATCTCGGCCGCAGTCCAAGCCGAACTCGTCAAACAACAACGCCCAGGCGGCCTTCTCGCCAGTACTCGCTAATGGCCACCTTCCCCGCCTACAACCCGAACTACTCGGCCACCAAACGCAGCGAACCCAACAAGCGCGTGGTGCGTTTCGGCGATGGCTACGAACAACGCCTCACCTACGGCCTCAACCAAGACCCCAAAGAGTGGACCGTGAGCTTCAACCTCACCGACACCGAGGCCAACGAGGTCGAAACATTTCTTAACGCCCGCGCTGCCGACTCCCAAGCCTTCGACTGGACCCCGCCCGACGGCAACACCAGCTACAAGTGGGTCTGTGATAGCTGGACCCGCGAACTCTTCGAGTTCCAGCGCAGCAAGATCGACGCCACCTTCCGCCAAGTGTTCGAGCCCTAATGGCCTACGCAGCCTGGCAAGCCAGCACCAGCTACGCGGTCGGCGCAATTGTCCGCGCCACGACGACGCAGGCCAGCGGCCTGGTGTTCCGCTGCACTGTGGCTGGCACCAGCGCTAGCACACAGCCAGCATGGCCGACGGACATCGGCAGCACGATCGCAGACGGCGGCGTCACATGGACAGCGATCAGCAGCGTTTACGAAGAGCTGGCGGTCCTGGGTCCGAACGCGATCATCGAGCTGTTCGAGCTGCAGCTTGACACCACGCTGCATGGCGCCAGTACGACCTACTACTGGCACAACGGCGTGAACGCAGCCGTGACAGGCAATATCGTCTTTGCCAGCAACACCTATATCAGGCTTCCGGTTGAGGCGACGGGGTTCGATTACACCAGTTCTGGCAGCCTGCCGCGTCCGACGCTGCGGATCAGCAACCTGTTCAGCGACATGACCACGCTGCTGCTGCTGGTTAACGCAACAACCCCTGGCAACGATCTGGGCGGCGCCACAGTGCGGCGGATCCGCACGCTGAAAAAGTTCCTCGATGGCGAGGCGGCGGCCGACCCTAATGCCCGCTTCCCGACGGAGATCTGGTACGTCGACCGGAAGTCCAACGAGAACCGCGATCTGGTCGAGTTCGAGCTGGCTAGCAAGTTTGACCTGGCAGGCGTCATGCTGCCTCAGCGGCAGATCATCGCCAATGTCTGCCAATGGAAGTATCGCGGTGCCGAGTGCGGTTACACCGGCAGTAATTATTGGAACGTGAACGACCAAGAGGTTGGCACCTTGGCGGCTGATGTGTGCGGCAAGCGGGTGGAGAGCTGCAAGCTGCGCTTCGGTGCAACGGCTGAGTTGCCGTTCGGCTCCTTCCCAGGCGCTGGCCTGACCCAGTGATGAAGCTGACCGACACGCTTAAGGCTGACATCCTGGCGCACGCGCAGGCTGAGGATCCCCGCGAATGCTGCGGCCTGATCCATGTGGTCAAAGGCCGGCGCCGCTATTACCAGTGCCGCAACATTGCCGCCACACCGGATGAGCATTTCATCCTTGACCCGGCGGACTACGCAGCAGCCGAGGATCTGGGCGAGATCGTGGCCGTGGTGCATAGCCACCCGGTGACGCAGCCAGTCCCATCAGCAGCAGATCAGATCGGGTGCAACAACAGCGGCCTGCCGTGGGTGATCGTCAACCCCAAGACGGAGACATGGGGCGGCTGCGAGCCTGCCGCGTTTGAGCTGCCCTACGTCGGCCGCGAGTTTGTGTTCGGCGTGGTCGATTGCTACTCGCTGGTGCGGGACTGGTATCAGCGCGAGTGGGGTCTGACGCTGGCGGACTTCGACCGCCGTGATCGGTTCTGGGAACGGGGCGAGAACCTGTACCTCGACAGCTATCGCTCGCAGGGCTTCCGGCAGGTGCCGTTTGAGGAGCTGCAATACGGCGACGCGATCCTGATGCAACTGTTCGCAGGGCTGCCCAACCACGCGGCGATCTACCTAGGCGATCAGCAAATCCTGCATCACGTTCAAGGCAGGCTCTCTAGCCGTGATGTCTTCGGCGGCTACTATGTGAAAAGCAGTGCCATGGTCTTGCGGCATGAAAGTCGTTAAGGTCTACGGCGCACTTCGCAAGCGACTCGGACAGTGCCGGTTCGAGTTTGAAGTGGACACGCCCGCGCAGGCGATCAAAGCGCTGTGCGTCAACTTCCCTGGCCTGGACAAGTGGCTCATCGACTCTGAGCAGACCGGAATGGGCTTCCGCGTCACGGTCGGCAAGGAACGCATCACACAAGAGGACGCCAGCGTGGCCGTGCTGCCATGGTCTGAGCGTGACGTGTTCAGCATTGCGCCGGTGCTGACTGGCGCGGGGCAAGGTTTTGGCCGCGTGCTGGCAGGCATCGGTCTCGTTGCGCTAGCGATTGTTGCCGGTCCTGCGGCTGGCGGCTTCCTTGGATTGGGTGCCGGTCTAGGCGGCGCTGGTGCAGGCTTGATCGGGGGCACTGCTGCTGTTGCCCTTGGCGGCATCGGCGCCAGTTTGGTGCTTGGTGGTATTGCGCAGATGCTGTCTCCGCAGCCCGACATCTCAGCGCTGCAACGCGGCAAGGAAGCCGCCCGGTTGGAGTCATTCAGCTTTAGCGGCATTGTCAACACCAGCCAGCAGGGGATGCCGGTGCCGATCGTTTATGGCCGCGCTTTTGTTGGTTCGGCTGTCCTGTCTAGCGGCCTTGACGTGGCGCAACTGAAATGACGCAGCTCCAAGGTTCTGGTGGCGGCGGTGGTGGCGGCGGATGCTTCCTAGGGCACACGCTGGTGCGCACGCCTGACGGGCAGCATCGCATCGATGAGCTGCAGGCTGGCGATCAAGTCCTGAGCTTCGATGACAAGGGCACGCTGCACGAGGCGACGATCCTGAAGGTGCATGAGCACCTGAACGAACGCGTCTATCGCTACCAGCTTTGGGGCGGCGCGTCACTGGATGCAACCCCGAATCACTGGGTGCTGAACCAGTTCAATGCCTTCGTTGCGATCGGCAGCCTTGGCGCTGATGACTGCTTGGTGGACGAGAACAACCACCTGCGTCCTATCGTCGGCCGCGAAGAACTGCCCGCTGGCACGGTCTACAACCTGACCGTCGAGGGGCATCACACCTTCATCGCTGGCGGCATCCGGGTTCACAACGCTGGCCTCGGCGTGCTGCAAGGTGCAGGCGGCGGTGGCGGTGGCAAAGGTGGCGGTGGCACAACCCACGTCCCATCTGAGGCTGACGACAGCCTGCAGTCAGTCCAATTTGCCAGCGTCCTTGACCTGATCAGCGAGGGCGAAATCCAAGGCATCGAAAATGGCGTGCAGGGCATCTACCTGGATGGAACGCCCGTTCAAAGCAGCAGCGGGATTGACAACTTCACGGGTTACACCGTCGTCACCCGCACTGGCACGCAAGCGCAGAGCTACATCCCCAACACCAACGGCATCGAATCAGAGCAGGCCGTCAACGTCGAGATCACCGCTGCTGCATCCGTCACCCGGCAGATCACCGACTCGGATGTGGACCGCGCCCGGATCACGGTGCAGGTGCCAGCGCTGCAGATCATCGAGGACGATGGCGACATCATCGGCCACAGCGTCAGCATCCGCTGCAGGGTGCAGTACAACGGCGGCGGCTACACGACCGTCTTTGAAGACACGATCAGCGGCAAGACAACCAACGCCTACCAGCGTGATTACATCATCAGCCTGAGCGGTGCGTTTCCGGTTGACATCAGGCTGGAGCGGATCAGCGCCGATGAGTCAAGCGCCCGCCGGCAGAACCGCACGTTCTGGTTCAGCTACACAGAAATTATTGACGAGAAGTTCAGATACCCCAACAGCGCACTGGCATTTCTGCGCTTCGACAGTCGCCAGTTCAAAGGCATCCCAGCCCGCAAGTATCTGGTGCGTGGCATCAAGGTGCAACTGCCCAGCAATGCCACGGTCGACACGACTACCTACCTCGGGCGCGTTACCTATAGCGGCGTCTGGGATGGCACCTTCGGCGCTGCTACCTGGACCAACGACCCAGCGTGGTGCCTGTGGGATCTGCTGACCAACACCCGCTACGGCGCCAGCATCCCGGCCAGCAGCCTGGACCGTTACGACTTTTTCGCCATCAGCCAATACTGCAACGCGCTGGTCAGCAACGGTCGCGGCGGTCAGGAGCCACGGTTCAGTTGCAACATGCTGATCAACAGCAGGGACGAGGTTTATAACGTCATCCAAGAGTTCGTCGCGCTGTTCCGTGGCATTGCCTACTACGGCGCCGGCGCCATGGTGGTGCTGCAGGACAAGCCATCTGATCCGCAGTATCTGCTGACCCCCGCCAACGTGGTTGATGGGCTATTCAACTACAGCGGCTCATCGCAGAAGGCACGGCACACCACGGCAACGGTGGCTTATCAGGACTACGACAATCTGGGCGAGGTGTCCTATGAGTACGTCGAGGATGCGTCAGCCGTTGCCAAGTACGGCATCATCAACAAAGACATCAAGGCAGTCGGCTGCTATTCGCAAGGGCAGGCGCACCGTGCTGGCAAGTGGGCGCTGCTGTCCGAGCAGAACCTAACCGAGACCGTCACCTTCTCAGTGTCGATTGATTCGGGCATCGTGCTACGCCCTGGCATGGTGATCGACGTGGCCGATCCGGTCAAGGCTGGCAGCAGGCGCGGCGGCCGCATTGCAGCAGCAACAACCACGACCGTCACGCTCGACGACGCCACCGGCATCACGCTCGGCACCTCGCCCACGATCAGCGTCCTGATGCCCACCGGCCTGGCCGAGACCCGCAGCGTCAGCACCCTGGCTGCTGGTGTGGTCACGGTCACGAGCGCATTCAGCGAAGCGCCCAACGCCGAGAGCATCTGGGTCATGCAGAACACCAGCCTGCAGACGCAGCAGTTCCGAGTCGTCAGCGTGGCCGAGGCCGAGGACGGCATCTATGGCGTGACAGCGCTGGCGTACAACAGCAGCATCTACGCCGCCATCGAGTCGGACATCAAGCTGCAGACGCGAGACATCAGCAACCTGTCCGCCCTGCCGCAGTCGCCCACCGGCCTGACTGGCACGGAGCACCTGTACACCGATGGCCAGAACGTCCGCACCGCGTTTGAGCTGAGCTGGGTGCCGCCAACACAACTGGTGCAGTCCTACCGGGTGATCTACCGGCTTGGCAACAACAACTTCTCGCAGATCGACACCAACAGCCCCAGTACCCGCATCGAGGGCTTGGACGCTGGCACGCTGCAGGTTCGGGTGCAGTCGATCAACAGCCTCGGCGGCGTCAGCAACCCAGCGACAGCGACCTTCAACCTGATCGGCAAGACCGAGCCACCGGGCAACGTTCAGAACCTGACCATCGAACCGATCAGCGCCAACAGCGCTCGGCTGCGCTGGGATGCCACGGTCGACCTGGACGTGCGCGTTGCTGGCCGCGTCCACATCCGCCATACCAACCTGACCGATGGCACCGGCACCTGGAGCAACAGCGTCGACCTGATCCCTGCGGTCGCTGGCTACAGCACCGAGGCGATCGTCCCATTGGTCGAAGGCGAGATCCTGGTCAAGTTCGAGGATGACGGCCGCCGCCAGAGCCCGACCGAGGCCAGCGTGATCGTGGACTTCCCGGATGCCGTTGGGCAACTGCTGGTGCAGACCCGCCGCGAGGATCAGGACACCCCGCCATTTCAGGGCGCCAAGACCGATGTCTTCTACAGCGACGATCTCGACGCGTTGACGCTGGATGCCACCGGCCTGTTCGATGACATCCCCGACTTCGATTCGATTGCGACGCTGGACTTCTACGGGACCATGGAGGCGCTCGGCATTTACGAGTTCGCCAACACCCTCGACCTGGGTGCCAGCTTTGCACTGGATCTCAAGCGCTACTTCGTCACCCGTGGCTACTTCCCCAGCGATCTGGTGGACAGCCGCACCGCAAATGTTGACGACTGGGCAGATTGGGATGGCGGCGTGATCGACCAGGTCAACGCCAAGCTGTATCTGCGCCGCACGCCTGACAACCCCAGCGGCACGCCTACATGGTCCGGCTGGCAAGAGTTCGTGAACGGCACCTTCCTCGGGCGCGGCTTCCAGTTCAAGGCCGAGCTGATCAGCAACAACCCAGCGCAAGGCATCCTGGTGGACGAGCTGGGCTATGAGGCCACCTTCCAGCGCAGGACTGAGCAGTCGGTTGGAGCCGTCAGCAGCGGCGCTGGCACCTACTCAGTGGCATTCGACAAAGCCTTCTTTACCGGCGCCACCGGCTTGGGCGGCAGCAATGCCTACCTGCCCAGCATTGGCATCGTGGCGCAGAACCTGGCGACAGGCGACTACTACAACGTCACCAACGTCAGCAATACCGGCTTTGATGTGACCTTCAGAAACAGCTCTGGCACGGCAGTGAGCAGGAACTTCCTATGGACTGCGGTGGGATTTGGCAAGGGCGCTTAAACTGGTAGCAAAGTGGCCTTGTTATGGCTCAACACGATTACGTCATCGCTAACGGCACCGGTGCGGCCGTCCGATCTGACATCAACAACGGCCTCGCCGCCATCGTCAGCAACAACAGCGGCGCCACGGCACCCAGCACCACCTACGCCTATCAGTGGTGGGCAGACACGACCACCGGCCTGCTCAAGCTGCGCAACGCTGCGAACAACGCCTGGATCACCCTGTTCCAGCTTGACGGCGAGTGGAGCACGCTGGCGATTGAGAACGGCTCGGCCGCAGCACCGTCCATCTACTTCAAAGACAGCGGCACCGATACCGGCATCTACAGCCCTGGCACCGATCAGGTTGCCATCAGCACGGGCGGCACTGGTCGGCTGTTTGTTGACTCCAATGGTCTGGTAGGTCTGGGGACTAGTAGCCCTAGCAGCAACCTCACTGTTTCAGGAAGCACAACACTGCTAAGGATTATTGGCAGTGGATCCAGCACTGATTTCAGGATTGACAACTCGGTATCAGACTTCATTGTCCAAACGGGTAGTGGTGGCTCAGGCGGCAGCAATGGTTTGCATTTTTACAACGTAAATACTTCGGCATATCGCCTTAGCCTTACCAACGACGGCAAATTAGGGATTGGCACTACTAGCCCCAGCGGAAGACTAACAATAGAAAACGATGCTGCATTAAACGAACTTGAGTTCACTGGCTCGAATTATACAAACATTTATTCTTCCACCACTCAAGGATTTGACATCGGTATTAGCAATGCTTCAAGCGCTGGTCCGCTTAGATTTCTGACAGCAAACGCCGAACGCGCCCGCATCGACAGCTCCGGCAGGCTCTTAGTTGGCACGTCTACTGCTCGTAGCGTAGGCAGCGTTACTGCCGGGGTTGAGATCGAAGGAACTGGTTATTCAACATCATCCCTGTCACTTACCTGTAATAGTTCAAGTGGAGAAGTGCCGACCA